CACATCAAAGCATCAATAGTGCTTGATACCTTCCCCAAAGTAATGAGTATCTGTTTCCCTGACATTGATTACCATATCGATAAGACAGACTGGTACGCTCAGTTCTCTAATGGATCAGAAATATGGTTTGGTGGACTGGATGACAAAGAACGAACAGAGAAGATACTAGGCCAGGAACACGCCACTATTTACCTTAATGAGTGCAGCCAGATAGGTTATAATGCTGTATTATTCGCAATGACACGCTTAGCACAGGTTGTTATGTGTAAAACCTCGACAGGAGAGCGCCACTTGTCCCTACTAATGCTTTATGACTGCAATCCTCCCAGCGAGGCCCATTGGTCATATAAGCTATTCAAGAAACATATCGACCCGGAAACAAAGAAGCCTTTGGCTGATGCTGAAGACTATGCTTGCCTACAGATCAACCCCAAAGACAACGAAGACAACCTGGACGCCAAATACCTGAAGAAGCTCAAGAACATGCCCATGAGGATCAAACGTCGATTCTGGGACGGTGAGTTCGCTGATGTGACTGAGAATGCACTCTGGACAGATGAGCTAATAGACAGATTCCGAGTATTAGAAGCACCAGATATGGTCAGAATCGTCGTTAGTGTTGATCCATCAGGTGCCGGTGACACAGATAATGCAAGTAATGACGCCATTGGTATTATTGTCGCTGGTCTAGGTACTGATGGTATTGGATACATACTTGAGGACATCACAGTTAAGGCAGGCCCAAAGACATGGGGAAACGTGGCTGTAAGCGCCTATGACCGCCATGAGGCCGATGTTATAGTGGGTGAGACCAACTACGGCGGGGATATGGTTAGACACGTCATACAGGCCTCTAAGCCCGGTGTACCGTTTAAGAAAGTCACAGCGACCAGAGGCAAGCATGTCAGAGCCGACCCAATATCAGTCTTATATTCACAGGGCAAGGTTAAGCATGTGGGTACGTTCCCAGACCTTGAGGATGAGATGTGTGGATTCACCACAGCAGGTTATATTGGGGATGACTCCCCTAACCGAGTAGATGCAATGGTATGGGCTATTACTGAGCTATTCCCTCGTATCGCCAAGAAAGAAGTGGTGATACAACCTAAACGCAGAATGAACTACCAGACAGAATCATCAGGATGGATGGCATGAGCAAGAAAACAGATAAACTAATTGAAGAAGCCCTAAAACGCTTTGATATTGCTTACGAGGCAGAGAAGACCAATAGGAAGATGGCACTTGAGGCGATTAAGTTCCGTTCCCTGGAGCAATGGCCTGACCAGATCAAACGAGACCGAGAGGCCGACCCAGATGGTGCCAGACCTACTCTTGTTATCGATAAGACCAACCAATACCTTAATCAGGTCAAGAACGACCAGCGACAGAACAGCCCAGCCATTAAGATACGACCTGTTGACGATAAAGGCGATGTCCGGGTGGCAGAGGTGCTGCAAGGCATTATCCGCAACATTGAAGACCAGTCCTCCTCTGACCTTGCTTATGACACTGCATTTGAACATGCAATTGATGGTGGGTTTGGTTATTGGCGCATCCTGACAGAGTATGAGGATGAGAAGTCATTTCACCAGGATATTCGTATTCAACGTATCCGGAACCGCTTTAACGTTTATCTTGACCCAGATCACCAACAGCCCGATGGGTCCGATGCCAAGTGGGGCTTAATCATTGAGGACATGGACAGGGACGAGTTTAAGATACAATACCCCAAAGCTGATCCTTGTGACTTTAAAGCAGGTGACGACACCAACAATGGCTGGGTATCCAAGACAACAGTCAGACTGGCCGAGTACTTCCGTATTGTGCCTAAAAAGGAAACCATCTACTTATTGCAAGATGGCACTGTAGTTACGGAAGACGAGCTAGAGTCAGAGGCTGATATTGTCGATGAGCGTGAGACCATGACCAATGTCGTCAAATGGTCAAAGATCACCTGTAATGAAGAACTGGAGAAGCGTGATTGGGAAGGCAAGTACATCCCTATTGTCGAAGTGATCGGTAACGAAATCGACGTACAAGGCGTCAGGAAGCTATCCGGTATGATCGAATCCGGTATGGATGCCCAGCGCATGTACAACTATGCAGCGAGTCAGTTTGTTGAGATGGTGTCATTGGCGCCTAAATCTCCCTGGATTTCAGCAGCAGGACAGACCGCTAACTACGCCGCTGATTGGCGTGATTCCAACCGCAAGAACTTGGCCTTACTGGAATATGACCCGGTAGAAGTAAACGGAAACCTTGCTCCTCCCCCCATGAGACAGCCCATGCAAGGGATACCAGCAGGGTGGCAACAGATGATGCAGAACATGGAAAGCGGCCTCCAAGGTGCCTTTGGCATGTACTCAGCCTCAATAGGTGAGCCCAGCAACGAGAAGTCAGGACGTGCCATTATTGCCAGACAGCGTGAGGGTGACGTAGGCTCTTTTCATTATGTCGATAACTTAGCCCGGTCTATCCGCCATACCGGACGAATACTGATTGACCTGATTCCCAAGATATACGATACCGCCAGAATTGCCCGAATACTGGGTGAGGACGGTGAACCCAAGATGGTTAAGCTTGATCCTGAGATGGACCAGGCCATGAGAACAGAAACAGACGAGGTATCCGGTAAAGAGATCGGCGAAATATTTAACCTGGGAATAGGCAGATATGATGTATCGGTTAATGTTGGCCCGTCATACTCAACCAAGCGCCAGGAAGAGGCCGAGTCAATGGTGAATATTGTTACTCAAGCCCCATCCTTAATGCCGGTTATTGGTGACCTGATGTTCAAGTCAATGGACTCTCCCGGCTCTGATGAGATAGCAGAACGGCTTAAAAAGATGCTACCGCCTGAACTAAAGGATGAGGAGGGAGACGAGAACCCGGAACAGATGAAACAAGCCATAATGGCAGCTCAACAAGACCTGCAAGCCAAACAGCAACAGGTTATGGAAATGGCCGAACAACTGAATGAACGAGAGGCTCAAATAGACGAATCTACCAAAGGACTTGAAAAGCTTTCCTCAGAGGTAGAAAATGATACTATTAAGCTGAAAGCCGAACAGCAGGTACTAAACGCTAATATGAGGCTAATGCATTCAGAGGAGAAAGTGTCAGAATTAAGATTGAAGCTCGGTGCAACTAATGCCGTGCATCACATGAAGGATGAATAACTCTACTAGTGGGGCTCACTGGGAACATTCGCTGAGGAGCGTAAACCATGGAAAATGAGCAAGAGCAAGAAACCGTTGCATCAACGGAGACCGAAGCAACAGAAACTGTAGAAACTGTTGAAGAAGTCGTAAAAGATGAAGCTGTAACCGAGGATTCGGAAACTCAGGAGGAGTCAGCACCTTCAGAAGATTCAACCGAGCCACCAAAGAAATCAGGTGTGCAAAAGAGAATCAGTAGTCTCACGCATAGAGCTAAGCAAGCAGAACAAGATGCAGCGTATTGGAGAGGGAAGGCAGAAACTGTCACCAAACCAGAACCTGTAGCGGAACAAGGCGAGCCACAAGAGGCTAGTTACGAGTCTTACGGTGATTATATTCGCGATTTAAGCCAATATCAGGTTAAACAGGCAAGCATTGCGAACGAAGCCGATACTGAACGGCAGCTTGATGAACTGAGAGCCCAGCAATCCAGGGTATCTTATGAACAGAAAGCGGCCACAGTACGGGAATCATACGAAGACTTTGACGAAGTTGCTTATGGTAATTTCCCTGTCACAGAGGTTATGAAAGACGCCCTCTTGAGCAGTGAAGTCGGGCCTGAAATCCTCTACCATCTTGGGACAAATCCTGCGGAATCCGCAAGAATTGCCCAACTGCCTGAAATAGTACAAGCGCGTGAGATTGGGCGACTGGAAGCCAAGTTAATCAAGGCACCGGTCACAACTAAACCCTCTGGCGCTGCCAAACCGATTGAACCGCTTAATACCGGGAAGTCCACGGGAGATAAAAACCCCTCAGATGAGGACGATCTCAAAACGTGGATGAGCAAAAGGAACAAGCAAGCTAGGGGATAATTTAAGGAGTCCATATAATGGCTGCTAATACTATTCTGACGTCAACAGCGGTGACCCGTGAAGTTTTACGAGTCCTGCATGAAAAGTTGACATTCATCTCAACCGTTATCCGAAGTTATGACGATTCTTTCGCTAAAACTGGCGCAAAGATTGGTGATAGCCTCAAGATTCGGTTGCCTAACAAATACACAGTACGAACCGGCAAAACGCTAGTCCCGCAGGACACCCATGAAACCAGTGTTACCCTGACTGTTGCAGAACAGAAAGGTGTGGACATGAATTTCAGTTCTGCTGAGCTTACAATGGACTTGGACGACTTTTCAGAGCGGATTATCAAACCTGCTATGAATGTCCTTGCCTCTGACATTGAAGGCGCAATGCTGACCACGGTAACCCCTGAGCTTTATAACACGGTGGGAACCCCTGGTACGCCCCCTGCTGACCTTCTGACTGCATTGCAGGCAAGAGTGAAGCTAAACCAGTACTTAGCCCCTAAAGACGATCAACGCTGCATCCAGTACGAATCTGGCTCTATGGCGGCGACTGTCGATGGCCTGAAAGGTCTGTTTCAAGACTCGAAAGAGATCAGCAAACAGTACACAGAAGGCATGATGGGTCGAACGGCTGGCTTTAAGTGGTTTGAAAACGAACGTGCTTATGTCCATCAAAATGGTTCTGATAACGTCGGTATTACGATTAATGATCCATCTATCGTAGACGGTGACAATACCATCATAACAGCAGGTGGCTCGGTGAGTGTCGGCAGTACGTTTACCTTTGCCTCTGTTTTTGCGGTTCATGGTGAGACTAAACAGCCTTACAGTCACTTACAGCAGTTCACACTAACGGCAGTAGCAGGTAATAACTGGACTTTCTCGCCAGCCCTCAACAGCACAGGGGCAAATCAGAACATCGATGCCCTGCCTGTGACCCTGGGCGCTATCGTAATGACTGGCGGCAATGACGAGTCAATCATCAACAACATTTCATACCACAAAGAGGCGTTTGCTTTTGCCTCGGCTGATCTGATCGTACCGCAAGGGTTACACTTTGCTGCACGGGAAAATATTGACGGTTTGTCAATCAGGATCATTCGTGACTATGACATCAACAACGATAATCTCCCTTGTCGTCTGGACATACTGCATGGCTTTAAAACCTTGCGGCCAGAGCTTGGAGTGAGAATCGTAGGTTAGTAATACCCGGCCTCAATTATGGGGCCGGTTCTTTTTGGAGATACAATGATCAGACCAAGACGTAACTATTTGTTAGTTGAGCCACTACCTGAACCAAAGACGGAAAGTGACACGTTAATCGTTATAGAAGCCCCTGACACGGTAGAGGACAGACGATTAGGGAAAAGACGTGATTCAGTGACAAGAGGTAAAGTCTTGAACGTAGGGCCGGGCATACGAGGTAAGAACGGAATCCGGCCTATTGATGCGAATATTGGTGACGTGCTGAGATTTACCAAGAACGGAGCCGACGAAGTGGAACATGAGGGCCAAAAGCTCTACATGATTACAGAAAACGACATAATGTTTATTGAGGGTTAAAGATATGATGCAATATATGAAACATGAGCAGCACGGAATACGAATTTGTTACACCGTTAAAGAGGTGAAATGGGATGAAGAAAACGGCTGGAAGAAATGCAAAGCGCCACAAGGCCAATCAGCTCCGGCGGAAGAAACAGCGCAAGAAGTACCTGACAGCCCAAAGAAGAAAAAGGCTAAATAATGAC